TCCGTCAAATGTGTTGGCTTGAAAGGTTTCGGCGTTGACTGATGTATTGATAAATTGGTTGGTGCTGTTACAATAACCGACCACAGTGCTTAAAATTTGAGCAAATTTAGATACATCGCCTGACCCCAAGTATGATTGGGCAGTGACAGTGATCAGACCCGAAAATCCTGCAGGATCAGTGCCGGGTACCAGCGTGGTGTAGCCCTCAGGCACACTGTCTGCCAAGGCCGGACAAGTGTTAGCAGCCAGGGTCTTTAGGTCATTTAGAGTTGTGCTACTCAAGATGCTGGCGCCTTGAGTAATGGTGTCCCTTATGGGTTCAATTACCCTCAACTGTTGATAGGCTGATATTGCCGCAGTCAAGGCCGGAGCTACTCGAACTCCTGTATTTCGCAACAGTGCAGCACCCGCTTGTAATTGCAGTGTGGTCAGAGACATTATGCTGCCACCCTCACATCCCCACTGCCACCGGCTCGTGTATGACCGCATGAATCTGAGCAGCCTGTGTAGATTACTGCTTGGCCCTCTGCACGAACTGTGCCGCTGCCACCTGTGGTCACAGCATTGCAATGTGGTGGTTTGTAATCAGGGTGTGCTGTCACTGACTGACCTGGTGTCATGATAGGCCTACCATTCACACGCACCGAAGCAACGCCGCCTTGGGCAACTCCCCCCACTGAGTTGGCATCACCCTGACGCTGTGTGTTTGGCACTGATTTATCCCATCAAGATCTTGCTGCTGACCGGACGAATTCCTGTGGTAGCTTCAATATAACTGTCGCGCACTTCGGCACGAGTTGCAGCCACAATCGAGCAAGCTGATTTATTTAGTGAGTAGCTGCGCTCGGGATCTGCGGTAAACACGCTCAAGATCATTTGTATGCCCTGTGGACCTGGCACCACTGTGAGTGGTTTTGTGATGGTGTAAGCAGTGTCAGTTTCGGCAGTGACTTTGGCAACCATTTCGTCGCCGCTGATGAGTTTGATGGTGTAAATTTCGTCCAGTGTCATGTTTATCCCAGGTGTTTCTTTAATTCAGTAAATCCGCCAATGTGAGCTTCGCCCAAGAAAATCTGTGGCAGGGTTCGGGCTGTGGGCACAGCTTCCAGCAGTTGCTCGCGTGTCCAGTCTTGATTGATGTTGCGTTCTTCAAACTCAATGCCCTTGAGTTGCAACAAGGCCTTGGCCTGCACACAATAAGGGCAAGCGTCTTTTGACCATACTATGGCTTTCATTGTGTTTTCCTTTTTTCCAAATGTTCGTTCCCAGTTGCTGGCAAATGTGTCAGCGTTGACTACAAAGGGTCTGGGGGAACTACCTTTACCACCGTCTCTCATGATTTTTCTCCCAAAGCCAATTATATAGCAGGAAGTGCATCATAGTCAAGACTATCGCTCATGATGCCGATCACATAGTTGGTGCTTTCGGTTTCTTGCAAGGCCGCTTGTTTTTTGCTGGTGTTAGTGTGTTTGGTAAACCAAGGTATGGGAGTGGTCTTGGGCGCCGAGCCCGGATACTTGATGCCAATTTCTTTCAGGGCTGCAGCAGCAGTATAGTCCATGAAGTCCTTGAGAATGGCAGCGTTGAGGCCAATCACAGGACCTTTCTTGAACAGGTAGTCAGCCCAGGCCTTTTCTTCACGAATCACATCCTGATACATGGCCATGACTTCGGCTTCGCATCTGATGCGAGCAGCAGCAAAGCGCGGATCTTCCTTGACCACTTGATTGATCATCCAAGCAGTCCAGTCGCGATGCAAGATTTCGTCCTGCAGGATCAAGCTGATGATGTTGCCGTTGCCAATGAATATGCGATTTTCCACCATGGCCAAGCTGGTGGCAAATGAAACCATGAAGCGTAATGCTTCTAGTGCATAGCTGGCATTGAGTGCCAACCAAATGGCATCGATATGCGTTTGTTCAGCTATCTCTGCACCGGTTTCGCGAGCACAGTTGATTTGATGCAGGCCATCATAGTATCGACCCACAGCAGCAGCCATGCCCACAATCTCTTGGGTGTCATGAATGGTGTTGAACACATCTCGGGGCACATTATAGATGTTGCGAATGATGTGACTGTAGCTGCGTGAGTGAATGTTGGTTTCAAAAAAGGTCCAGTTGTAGACCAAAGACTCCAGTTCAGGCAAGCTGATTACTGGTGTGAACACCTGACTGGGTCCACGACCTTGCAAACTGTCCAGGGCCGTTTGTCTCAACAGGTTGCTGGTAAAAATGTGTCGCACAGTTTCCGAAGCTTCCTTGAAGTCGTTGGCATCTTTGGTGAGACTGATCTCTTCTGGCACCCAGAAAAAGCCTCGAGCTTCTTGTTCAAACTTGACCAGTCGGTTGTACTTGACTTCTTCAAAGCGTTGTATGGTCACCGGACCAGCAGGGTCCAAGAACATCTTGCGACCAAGATAGTTGGTGGGAACGGATAGGTTGTATTGTGCCTGACTCATTTGTTTTCCTTGGTGATCTTTCCTGCTGCATAACACAATGGCTCTAGTACCGCACGATACACTCGTCCCAGTGGGCTTCTACGACGGCCCTTCATCTCTAGATAGATGTCGCTGGTTCTATGTCGGGCAACATGTTCCAATGCTGTCTTAACCCAGTGATTGGTTTGGCCCGTGCCTTGAGCATAAGCAACTAATGGCAGGAACAAAGCATGATAGCCACGCTGGTAAACATCAGCTCTGGGCATGTTGGCACTATGACGCAACCATATGGCATTGCGATAACTTCCAAAGCCGTATTCTTCGTTCATCATGGTACACACAATTTTGCCACCACTTGAGACAGCCTTCCATGCCTTACCAGCCGCATCTGTACAAGCATCAGCGATCTTGCCACCTGTTTTGACAATACCGTTTTCAATTTGATAACCAGCATCAACAAATGTCTTTACAGTTTCTGCGGCTTTGATACCTGTGAGATTCTCCAAGTCAGCTTGTCTCAGGTTAGATAAGGATACTGCGGCATCATAAATATTTTTGCGATTATCATAGATATATTTGCTGGTTCGGTAAGCCTGCAAGCCCTCGTTTATCAGTTGATTAAAATCAAGGGTGCCACTGACATTGACATCTTCAAGGCCTATATACGCCGCAACACTTCCTGATACTCCCATAGTGAGTTTGCCATCCTTATAAGTGGTCTGCTCCCCGAGATCGGCTTCAAAGTGATCGCGTCCAACTGACACGCCGGCTGATGCAGTTCCACCAACTGGACCGTATGTCACAGTAACACTACCTTCTACGCCCACGCAACTACCAATTTCTACGCCACCTTGCATCTGTTGACCGTTTTGACCAATTTCAATGACCATCTCGGCTCTGGCACCAGACTGAGCAAACACACAGCCTTCTGCATTGACTGTGGTGTCCGGACCGTATGGATTGACAACATGTCCTTCTACTGCCGCACCTGATTCGGCTCGTACTATACAACAGGCTCCGGCTGTGACATAAGCATTGTTGCCTGTAGTACCAACACCAGCATAGGCTTCTTCCCTCACTGTCAAGTCTACCCAGGCACGCATTTGGCAACCAACATATTCATTGCCTACTTCTGCTGTGGCTTCGGCACCCACGCTGTATGATTGTCCAACATAGACCGCGGCACCAGTCCTGCTGACTTCAGCACTGGCTGATTGATTGTATGTGGCATAGGCAGATACTTGGTAGCTGGCACCAAATCCGCCACCAGACACTGAATCAGATTTTGACACAGTTATCTCACCGCCACTGTTGTATGCCACCACCTGTTTATTGTCAGTGGGATCTTTGGCTCGTTCTGTAGCAGGCAAGAATCGAGTGCCATGCACTGAGTACAATGCTCGTATCTGTGATGCTGTTAATACTGAACTGTATGCTCTAATCTGTGCCAAGTTGCCTTGAAAGTTTTCACTGGCTCCGGCGTTGTAAGCAATGCCCAATGCTGTATTGATTCTAGCACCTTTTGGAAAATTATTATGTGTGTTGTCTAACGCACCATCCACAAAAATCTGTGCTTGTCCTGTGGCAATGTTACGGGTAACAGCCAATTGATGCCATCGACCGTCATTGTAGGATTTGGTAGATACAAATGTGGTATCAGGCTGACCCATACCAAACACAATGCGTCCTTGTGCCATGCCAATACCCATGTCAGCAACATCGCCTCCTAGTTCACCGCCCACCATCATGGAAGACTGATACCACGGAGCATTTGGATTGCCGCGATTGGAAGTTGTGTTGAACCATATGATCCATGTCATGTTGTTGACCACTGGCATGCCTATATTGGCACGACGGACATCGCCATTGAAAGAGAAATAGCCACCAACATCAGTGTTATACCCTTGGGACCCATGTGTCAAGGTAGCATTGAATCTGTTATTACTGTCAGTCCATGTGTTGCCAGAAGTGTAGTTAGACGCGTCTA